ATATTTGATAGTCGCACACAATGTAGATGAAGAGGATCTCGACCATATGAACAAGTGCTGCGTGGTACTTTGCATTTTCTCTATGATAGCTTTGTCTATCTTAGTGTTTTTGAATCACAATTTTACTGTCGATTATCCAACCAATTGTGGTAAAGATTTGGAAGAAACAATTATTTTGACCATGTTAGTTATTTCAGTAAGTATGTTTATTTCGATTTTTATACAGATGTTTGCTGATTATGCTTACAAAACTTACAAAATCATTGCCTCTCTCGAAAAACATGACTAAATAGGGAAAAAGAAAACTAAGGGGGGGAAACTAAAGAAAAAATAAGGGGAAACTAATAGAAAACTAAGAAAACTAAGGGGGGGAAACTAATAAAAATAAAGAAAAAGAAAAAGCGTATTACGATATTTCATCCGATAAACGAAAACAAAAGATAAAATGTATTTATTGTATATTTTTTCATTATTTTTCATTATTTTTATTAGGTGGAAGCTATATCGAAATAATTTTGCGTCATGGATACTGTCTTTTTTCTTATTTTCGATTTCTTCGTTTTCACTACCACTTCTTCATTCATAACAGAAATAGCAGAATATTCATCCGCCAATATTTGTTTTATAAAATGAAATATAAACAACAGTATTTTCTCGGAACAATTTCCAACAATCAAACAACTGCCTGTCCGGAATATCATAAAGGAAACCTCCGTATATTTTTTATTTTCCCCCAATTCACTCATTTTAAGCGAACGGTCTTCCTCCAGAATCTTCCCATTTTGAACCGTTTTGTCAAAAGGCAATTCATTGTTAAAATAAAACTTACATTTTACTCCCGGATAACTACAGGGGTCAAACGACGTCTCAATACCGTATTTTCGATTTAGGATAGAATGCAATTTTTCTCTATTTATGAAAAACCCACATTTGAAATTGGAATTAATCAGTACATTCTCATCTTTTGTGTTCTCCACGAATGAGACTGGCTCTTCCACATGAGGATTTATTATATTCAATACCATCTCTTTGATGATTTCCAATAATTGATTATTCACTACCCCCGGAATCTCCATTTTTCCAGTATTGAAAACCTTGACATGTATTTCGCGAAACACACCTTCAAATTGAAATCGCAATATCACCGCAAAACAATTATAGAATGCGTTTTTTATTTTTCCTCTGCAATTCATAATGTCCTTTTTTGAAATACCTATTGTGATTTTTCTTTCATCCTTGAATTTGATTCTACGGGCGGTAGGATTGTTGATTTGTCGAATTATGTTTTCCGTGAAATAATATATTCCCTCTAATTTCTTCTGGTATTCATGGAATTCTTCCGGTGTCTTTGAAACAATTTTCATTTGTTTTTTAACGACTCCTTCAATGGGTTTCCAATACTCAATGATTGGAATCTTCCAGAATATATTGTGGATATCTATTTCTCTATTCAAGAAAACCACCTTTGTTTGGGTGGATATATACAAGTCTTCACATACTGGAGCAGTTGGTTTTTCCATACTACTAATGAAATCATCTGATTCCTCCTCGATAATAGAACTATTAACACCATCATTATCTTCATCATGAAAACAGTCAGCAACTTGTTTACACATCTTTGATGGTGTTGATAGATAAATACCCGGTTTCGAAGAATGAACCATGCTTTTACTATCTATATGTATGCTTTTTGGATAGCTCGTTTCAGAAATATCATTACAATATTGATTTGAAACATATTTATTCCATTCTTCGTCGACAGATGTCATTGTTTTATGCAAATATATATTTAGAGTTCATAGTATTCTTTATATGAATTCAATTTTATCTTTTTTACCTCGTTTTTGGAATTCGCTCTACCTCTCGTTTATTTCCGGCGTTGAATATTCATCCAAATCTATGACTCCCGCAAATAATATTTGTTTGTAAAATATACAAAATACTTGATAATATGGTCTATTTTTGCTTCACTGTTATGAATGATTGTTTCAATTAAATCAAATAGTTCACTTGATAATAATTCTGGATGTTCTCGAATTACATGATTATAATAGGTTTGTATTATATTTTTTTTATCCATATTATAAAGAATGCTTATTTCATTCATATAGGTAATGATTTCTTCATAGGATTCCTTTTTTTCCATCAATAAAGAGTGGATTTTTTTCCATACATCATTATTAATGACATTTTTATCCCAGTCTGTCAGGTTCTCATTCAACTGAATAAAATTAATCATACTTCGTATATCGGAATGATAAATAGATTGGATTGTATTTATCACATCGTCTGGTAAATGTATATTCTCTTGTTCTCCAATCGATTTGATGAATTGGTGAATGTCTTCACGAGGTAACTGATTGAATCTCACACATATAAATTCATTCTGTAGGGAATCGTCTATTTTACTTATATAATTGCATATAAGACAAAACCGGACATTGTAAGTGGAAGTTTGCAAAAGATATTTAAGGGCCTGTTGTGCATTCTTCGTCATATAATCTACTTCATCCAATATTACAAATTTGAATCCAGTTTCAAACAAATTCATCGATTTTACAAATTGATTGATTTGATTTCTTATAATATCGATACCTCGTTCATCGGATGCATTCAAATGGATAACCGTTCCTTTGTTTTTTTTATTGAATTTATGTTGGTACTCATTGATTAAATTAATAATGGTGGTTGTCTTACCCGTTCCAGGTGGTCCATAAAAAAGAAGATTTGGAAAGTATTTTTTTTCTAATATGTTCTCAAATAGTTTCCGATTGGTTGCGTCGAGAACAATATTGTCGAATTTTGTTGGACGATATTTTTCTACCCATGGTATATTTTTATTATTTAGATTGCTATTCATGATATATTCTATTATCTTATGTTTCATTTTTATGTTTATTATGTTTAGAACATAAAATTGATTTTGTATACTATGTAAGAATGTCTATACATACTCACGACTCTTTTACTATGGAAGGCTATCTTGAACTATTTCTCGGACCCATGTTTTCCGGAAAAACAACGCATCTTATACAAATATACAATACGTATAACTATATTGGAAAAAAAGTATTTACCATCAACTATATCGATGATACTCGATATCACGATTCCTTGTTATCAAGCCATGATAAAATTATGATTCCATGTGTATTTGCGAAAAACATTTCGGATATATGGAAGGACCAAGAAAATCAACATCATACCAGTATTCGCGATGCAGATGTCATTTTGATAAATGAAGGACAGTTTTTTAGTGATTTGTTTGATACCGTGGTCGATATGGTCGAACATGAAAAAAAGAAAGTATACATATGTGGATTGGATGGAGATTTCAAACGCGCCAAATTTGGACAAATATTGGATTTGATTCCGTATTGCGATAAAGTAGTCAAACTGCAGTCATTGTGTTCTATCTGTAAAAATGGGACGAAAGGTATCTTTTCCCATCGCGTTTCTTTGGAATTGTCGCAAGTGGTGATTGGTCATGACAATTATAAACCATTATGCAGGGCATGTTATATTGCTAATAATCAAATGTAATTCTATTCTTTTGGTACACAAATACCGTCTTTGTTTCTACGAGTTCCGTTTGGACAACGTTGTCTTTTGATCTTTTTATTTGCTGAAACACTAGATAGAGATGGTTTTACGAGAATCTGTAATAAGGAGGGTTCCTCTATTGGTGTAGTTGATTGTTTGATTTGAATTGGTGATTCTTTTACTGGTAGCGGATACTCTGTTTCTATCGTTTTTATTTTTTCACAATTTCCGAATTTGTTTTTGCGAGTTCCTTTTGGACAACGTTCTCGTTTGTTCTTTTTGGTCAATGGAGAATTCTGAGATTCACCCATTGGAACCCGATAAGGTGTTTGTTCTCTCATTTCAATTTTGGATTTTCTATCTGGATTCGGAGAACGAGATAACGATTTTACGACAATACGTAACTTCGGTGGTTCTCCTGTTTCTATTTTTTCACAATTTCCTATTTTGTTTCTCCGTGTTCCTTTTGGACAACGTCTTTTTTTCGTTGTTTTCAATTTGTCTTCATTTTTGAAAAACTCTTCGTCCGATACAATCTTTATTTTTCGTGTTTTCTTTTTTGTAGGTTTTATAGTAGGAACCGGTGATAAACGAATGGTATCGACTATTTCTTCGATTGGAATGGGTTGTTCATTTACAGGAACAATTGATATAGGTATAGGTACTTCATTTGTCGATTTGGGTTCTCGAATGGAAGATAGAGAACTTCCGGGTAAAGAATCCCGAATGGAAGATAGAGAACTTGGCAGGGAATCCACAATGGAAGATAGAGAACTTCCGGGTATTGGCTCTTCGATAGCGGATAGAGACATAGAAACATCCGGATTCAGTCGAGAATATACACCCCATAATATACTCTCAAATGCACCCACCACAACCGATTTTTCTAATAATTGATTGGCAATTTCCATTCCTCTCATAGCGATTTCCATACATAAACTATCATGTTTTTTACAATATTTTATTTTATCCATCAAATCAGACAAGTCCGGGTTTACAGAAATATAATGAACTCCGTCCTCTAAATAATGGTCTACCCAAGAAGTATACTCACTTTTTACACGTAATATAAGAGAACCGGTTCTCATCGTATTCAATAAACGATAGGCATGAACATTTCCATCAATATGTATAATATATTTATGTCGACTTTGTCCTTTCATATCCATTCTCGCAACCGGTTTTATACCTGTCTTCATATATCCTAATCCATATATTGGGTCAAATCGTATTGATTTGGAATCAATGGTAGGATTTCCAGGCTGCCCAACAATTCCTGCATCTAGAAAGGATTGGTTCTTCGGGTTCTCTCCTAATGTCGCCAATTTTATTCTCATATTTGTTTTGGGAGTATAACCACAACCAGTGGGACCGCCACGGAAAACGGCCTTTTCAATTGTTTTCATACCCCATTCTGTGACAAACTGGGGCTTCGCCCCAGAAAGAACGATTTCAACGTCATCATAATTCGGTATTGGAATATCCCAGTATCCTTCTTGTCCGGATGTACTCAAAATAGGAATAAATGGATTGTCTAAAAATTCATTCGGTAATTTCGTAGTAGAAACCATTTCCCATGGGAACTTTCCGTCTTTTCTTAATATGACTGCATCTGTCAGATTTAAAATATATACTCCTTCGGGTAAATTGGCATCCTTTAAAATATCTACGTATTCTTTTGTGGTCGTGGATGTTCTCGAATAGGGTTTTACAATACATTGCATTACTCGTAAGTTTTTGAGAGTTCCACTTCTATCTAAAAGGGCGTCTTTTATATGATAATCCTTTGTTTTTTCGGTTTCGTTGTATAGGATGGTTTCGAGAAATGGTGATGTTCTCCCCGTTTCTAATTTATACATTGTATGTTTTGACTTTTCAACACATAGCATATAACATGAATGATTTAGGAAACGAAGTATATAGGTCAATGTATTTTTTAACGCATTTTCAGACATTTCCCATGGACCGTCGAGGTGGGGTGGCCTGAAAGGCCTATCGGGTGGCGGTGCGAAAGACCTATCGGGTGGCACTAAATTTGTTCTCGACTTTTCTAAACATGAATATCCTATTTCAAATGCTCTTTCAAAATTGGTTATTATTTCCATTATAGTATACATACATACATTTCTGGGTAAAAAAGAAATAGAAAATGGCTATAATACCTATATAATAAAAAATACAAACAAATACAAATAAATTAAACATTTTATAATGTAGTATTTTATTCAATATGGATTTATTTGAAGAATATAAACAACCTTATTATAACATAATGATTAATGGAAAAATAACGTCCTTCCATGAAGATTTTCTCCACGAGAATAAATGTAAATATGTATGCTGTTATGGATTACT